AATCCTTTTGCGTCATCCTTATTAATCTTCCTTCCCTTTTTATTCCTCACCATATCTAGTATACTTTACTCATGCAATACCCCACAGGTTGTATGGCCATCAATTGCATCCGAAAAATTGAACACAAACAAAATGCGCCAGTGTCAGCCTGGACTATTGAGCGTACTTGTCATTATGCTAATGATGGTGAGTGCATTAGAAACCCACTAAAAAACCCAAACAACAATACAATATCAATAGAAAACAATCATGCTTATGCCAGATCTAAATAACGGTATCCAAGAACAAAATACTCACTTATTCCAACCCGGCAACACTATTGGCAAGAAGGGCGGAAGGCCAAAAGGTGCTAAGAACATACTCCCAAGAATTCGTGATAGAGTTTTCCATGAAGTCTATAAACGTAGTCTAAAGGAAGTATCGACGGAAACTTTGCTAAAATTTGTGGCGGCATCATTGCCCAAAGACATGACCTTGGCCCTCAGCAAACCGCCGGAAATCAACTATATTAGCAATGTACCCCGACCTGAATTAGAGCATATTACTACAACTGATGTAGTGCCAATCACTTGCAATGGTAATGGTAGTTGACATAACATTTATTATAGGTAGTTGTATATAGATGAGCATAGAACATATTAGATCTATCATAGCACGTATAGATGCTGAGCGCGATGCAATCACGCAGGTCAGAGAACATCGAGTGCGAATTGTAAATGGGTCCCATACACATATAGAAGGTAGTACCCCTCCATTCATACCTGCTATTAAATTTGGGTCCCATCCCGAGGAGGTATCTTCTGGATTATAAAAGTAATTATATTCCTACACTCACTCAAAACCTAGCCCACAAGGCTCCGAATAGATATAAATTATTTGGCGGGGCCATGGGGGGAGGGAAGACGAAGTGGCTTTGTGAAGAAGCGAAGGAATTGTCGATGGAGTATCCGGGGAACCGCGGGGTGATGTGCCGGTGGCATCTGCAAGATTTTAAGAATTCGACGTTGAAGATATTGGAGGAGTCGATTCCGGAGGAATTGATTGTAAGCCATAACATGGCGGAGCATACTATTACGTTGATAAATGGGTCGGAGATAATTTATCTCGGCCTCTCCGAAGCAGAAAACGTCTCGAAGTTAAAGTCGATGGAGTTGGGGTGGTTTGCGATTGATGAGGCGTGCGAAGTGAGTAAGGAGAATTTTTTGTTGTTTCAGAGCCGCCTCAGGCGCCGGCTGCCGGATGGGAGGTTTCCGCCGTTTTATGGGTTGTTGGCGAGTAACCCGGCGGATTGTTGGTTGAAGGATGATTTTTTGATGAGGCAGGGGGGGGAGAATTATATTTTTATTCCGTCATTGCCGCGAGACAATCCTTATCTGCCAGCAGATTATGAGATGAGGTTGAGGGAGACGTATCCGGAAGATTGGGTGAAGAGATTTTTGGAGGGATCGTGGGATGAACTCTCCACGGGAGATATGGTCATCCCTGGAGATTGGATACGTAGGGCAATCAATCATGAAATAGAAGTTGAAGATAAGAAGGTAGTATCGGCAGACATTGCTAGATTTGGTGATGATGAAATTGTTGTTGATAGTTTGTTGGGTAACAGGTTGGTTGAGCAGGATGTTTCTAATAAACAATCATTGATGGAAACTGTTGGTAGAATTATAAACAAAAGAAAAAAGTTTAATGCCAAGATATTGGTAATAGATGATACTTCGCTCGGGGGTGGAGTAACAGACAGGTTAGTAGAAATGGATGAAAGGGTGATGCCGATTAATGGGGGCGAGAGGGCGGTACAGGAAGATAAATTTGTGAATTTGAAGACTGAGACGTGGTGGTATGCCAGGGAACTTTTTGAAAAAGGGTTGGTTTCGATTATTAATGATCCGATTCTTACTAGGCAGTTGGGGGCGGTGAAATATCATTATAGATCTAATGGTAAGACGGTTGTTGAGCCGAAAGAAGAAGTGAAGACGAGGTTGGGACGTTCTCCTGATCGGGCTGATGCGTTTATACTTGGCCTCTGGGGGGCGAAACATATCCGCGATGCATCTAAGGATTTCAGAAGGGATAAGGCTGGGGTATTGTTAGGCCAGAGCGAACTAAACCCCTACGGATGGAATTATCACATAGGGCAAAACAGAGAGGTAGTTTTCTATGACAGATAAAGCGAGTGTAAAAGACAAATCTATTGAACCGAGTTTTAGTGAAAAGTACCTGGAATTTGTTCGTGATATCCGTAGCAAGGTAAAGATTGATTCGGATGATAAGGCCACTTGGCGCAACAAAATGGTTATCGCGGTCAACCAGCGCCTCGGGGTAAAACGTTATACCAATTTTCCTTATCCTGGCGCCCCTGATATTCCACTTCCAGAAACTGACAAATTAATTAAAAAATCTATTCCTAATCTGGTCTTGTCCGCCTGGGCGCCTAAGAAATTGTGCAGGGTGAGGGTTAAGGAAGGGGTACAGGATACTCCGGAATTATTGGAAAAGGCCAAACGGGCAGAATTAGTCATAAACATGTATCTGCGTTCTCCGGAAATGGATTGGTTTAAGAAATTGATGTTGGCTGCGGATAACCGCAAACAGTATGGTCATTGTATTTTTAAGATTTATGAAAAATTCGAATCTCGGGTAATATCCAAGACCATAGATTTGTCGGAACAGGATGATACGACTATTGATTCTTTGAAATCAATGGCAAAGGTAGACTTGGAAGCATTTATTTCCGATAGGTATGGACTTGATTCGGAAGATAAGGAAGATAAAAAAATTATTGAAGATGTGATTAAACAATTCAAGGCTGGTGAGGATGTTATAGAATTTGAGATGAATGAATATAAATCCATGCCGATGATTGATATAGTTGATCCTACCAAAATTACTGTACCTTCCTACACCCAAGACATCAATAACTCTACCAGGATTAAGGAAGAATTTTTTCTCCCTCGCCACGCAGTTGAACAATTAATAGAGGATGAGATTTTCTTAGAGAAAGATTTGGAAAAAATACCCTACTGGTCTGGGGAAGAGGATTTATTACAGATTCAGAAATCCCGTAACGAAGGCATTACCGACAACACCTCCCGCACTGACCTTTACCGCATGGAAATGATTTCCTGTTGGTACCGCAAAAACGATACTGATCCGTTTTATCGCAAAGTTATTACTTTCTTTGCTGATGTCATGGATCCAGAGACCGCAATTGCGCAGGATGTGGATTTTCCGTTTGAGTTTGGGGGTTGGTTCTATGAAAAGGATGATAATGAAGTTAAAGATTCTAGGTATTATTCTTCACGTGGAGTCCCTGAACAGATCAGGGCGATGCAAGAGATTATGGAACGCAGCATAAATAACAAAATCATTCGTGATGAAATGTCTAATACTCCAATTTGGGAAGTGTTAGACACTTCCGAAATTATGGATGCACATATTCGTATGACTCCAGGGATGAAGTTGCCTGTGAAACAATTGGGTACAGAAATAAAACAATTGAATGATTATCCCAAGCCCGATCCTAACTCTACTGAAATAATGCAGATAATAAAAGCATACACCGAAGAGTACCTGGCCGTAAGTGACCAATTATTCCGCAATGCTACCAATACTGGGGGCGGAAAGACCCTCGGAGAGATACAGGTTGGGATACAACAAAATTCAGGACCTTTAAACCTTGAAGTCATATCGTGGAATGAGACACTTTCAAGGGTTTATACCAAGATGGCTGCAATTCTTGAAGAACGTATGGGAGAGTCAATTTTTATTGATGGAGTTGAAATAACTAAAGAAGACTTTAATTTTCCTAAAGAAGTAAAATCTAATGGTGATCTTGAAGTCGCTAATGAACAACTTGCTACGCAGAAAGCCATGGCGAGGTTAAATGTTATTCTTAATCCGGCTCTTCAGGATATTGTAAATTCTGAAGATAGATACAATGCTATAAAAGATTGGCTAGAGAAAGATGGCGTTAAGGATCCTGATCTATTCTGCACCGACCCGAAGATTATTGCCAAAGAACAAATCGCCCAGATGCAACAGCAACTCCAACAAGGGAAACAGCAACTGATGGGAATACAAGAAGAAGCAAAAGGAGCGGTAAAACAGAAACAACAAGTTAAGAGGCAGACCGAAGTAAGTAAGGCAGAGGTTGATGAAGCACAGCAAACGGCAGATCAATTAAACCAGGATAATGTAACCAAGATGGGAGAGGAGATGGGCAGTGAGTTACTCGCCGGAGCAGCAGGATAAGTTATTTGATGAACGACAGAAGAAGTTGGGTAGGGATATTGGAATATGCCAGAAGGTGCAAGGAACGGTAGCAAGTGCTGGTTGGATAGAGATCATTGGGCCTATCTTAGATAAGATGATTCTGGATATCGTAGGTGGGAAAGTGGGAGATGTGTGGTATTCGGGGAAAGTGGATCGGGCGCGTTCTGATGAGAAGAGAGAGTTTTATATTGGGGCGAAGCAAGCGTTGATTGATTTCCATACCCGGGTGATGAACCACTTGCGTCAGTTACCTATATTAGAAGAGCAATCAAAGGTACTTACTAAAGATTATGAAAAAGGTTATCGTGTACCCATGGAAGACACACGTTACAATTCGGAGGGTTAGATGATTAAACATGAGTCGGGAAGAATGGTACCCTCTAAGAAAAGTGAATTTTCCCCTACGGAATGGCGTAAAAGACTTGATGCTACTAAAAGGTGGTGGGCAAAAAATAAAGAACATTTAGATACGATAGAGAAACTTGAATCAGCAATTTTGTATCTGAGAGGAAATCAAATATGCCTCTGGTTAAAGGAAAATCAAGAAAAGCAGTATCAGAAAACATCAAAACAGAAATGGAACATGGCAAGTCGCGGAAACAGTCCATTGCCATCGCATTAAACTTTCAAAGGAAAAAAAGATGATGCCTAAACTCGGCATGGAGTATTCGGATTGTGCTAAAAGGATTAAGCGGATACAGGTTAATCCTGGCCATCCGCGGGGCAAAGTTAACATCATTAATTCACTTAAAAATCAATGCCGGCTTGCTGAAGGAGAATCATCACTTAAAGAACTGGAGCGCGAGTGCGCATTGTCCAAATCGGGTTCGTCCTTTACAGGGGCTGGCAATAAACAGATTGGAATATGCATGAAGTTTAATTGCATAAACCGTAATGATAAATGTGATGAATGTATTAAAGGTTCTGCGTACTCCATTAGAAACGCTGGTAAGACGATTTCTGCATATTCGAAAAATGCTGAACTAGGAGGGCTTAATGCCTGAAGAGAAAATAGAAACAAAGGCTACTGAGGCGCCCGTGGAAGAAGAGTATATGCCGGAAGGTGATGCTCCGTTCACCGAAACCACTGATAAGGCCACTGCAGAGGCCGAGAAAGAATCTGCTGAAGAAGGCTCCGAAGAAGCTAAGGAAATCGCGGATGCGATAAAACCTGGAGCGGTAGAAGATGCTGAGCCGGCCGAAGAAGTTGATGAGGTCGAGGAAATCCTGAAGCCGAAGACTGAAGAAGATAAGTCTCATGTGCAACGAAGGATTGACAATCTGACCGCCGAACTTAAAACAGCGCAGGCTGAATTGAATGTCCTTAAAGGCGAGAAGGCTACCCGGGATGGTAAGACACCTGAGTATACCGATGCACAGTTAAGGACAGCAATGAAGAAAGCGATGGATGAAGGCGATGCTGATCTAGCTATGGATATCCAAGATTATCGTCTTAAGAAGATGGAAGAAAATCTTATTAAGCGGTATGAAGAGGATAAACAAGCCGGAGTTAAGCAAGCACAAGTAATCCAGGAAGAGTGGAATCAGGTTGCTGGTGCTTATAGTAAATATGCCGATACAAAAATCCAACCACTTTATCCTGGAAGCCATGCCGATCTTGATCTTAAAACACACACCAGTTTGTTATATCAGGTGGCTATGGCGCTGTATTGGTCTGATGATCCAGAAAAGGCTAAATATTATCGTTCGGGCCCGGGCGGTCAGAAGTTGGCAGTCGCGGATGCATTCACTTATATCTTGAGTAAGAAGGCAGGGACAAAAGGAAAAGACTCCGAGAAGGAGAAGCTTAAAAGGCAACTCCAGAAGGAGAAACGTAAAAAATCAATCGTCAGTGGTGTACCGGGAGAGGAAACAAAAACTCCTAGGAGACCACTTACCGATACTGAACGTTTGGAGGAAGTAATCGCCGAACGTAAAAAGTTTCAAGAAGAGAGGGCAAGTTAAATGGCTCAGCAATTATGGATGACCGATTCGCTTGGTGGTTATCTCTCTAACGACGTATTAAGCAAGCAGATTCGTCACTCTGCTCAACCGATCATGAAGTTCAGGCAATTCGTTACTGCTGAACCAGCGGCCGGCAAGAACAGGGGTGATAAGGTATTGTTTAACAAGATAAGCAATATCTCCACTGCTGGTGGTACGTTGACAGAAACAGACACCATTCCGAAGAGGAATTACACAATATTGCAGGGGTCTCTCACGGTCTATGAATATGGTAATGCCATACCATGGACTTTGAAGGCGCAGACTTTGGCCGATATCCAAGTACCAGATCTGATTAAGACAGTTCTGAGAAATGATATGGCTAAGGTTTTGGACAGTGCTGCGGCAACCGAGTTTAAGACCTCGGATTACAAAGCGACTGTTACGAATACCGCTACCACCACTTTTGGTACGGCTGGTGCGGCACTTGCGACAGCAACCGGCAATATGTCAGACAAGAATGTTCGGGATGTCATCGATAAACTGAAGACACTGAATGTTCCTAGATACGACGGTAGTAATTACGTTTGTATCGCTTCTACGAATTCAATCCGTGGTCTATACGATTTCTTCGAGGCAAAGATTATCCAGACATCTGCGAAACCTTTGTACAACGGTGAAGTCGGACAGTATTACGGATGCAGGTTCATTGAAGAAACAAACATTCTCAAAAATACTATCGGATCCGGATCGATATTCGGTGAAGCAATATTCATTGGGAATGATGCAGTAAGAGAAGGGATCGTTATACCTGAGGATATCAGAATTGATCTTCCTAAGGATTTCGGTCGTGATCAGGCCATCGCATGGTATTACCTGGGCGGATTCAAGAAAGTCTGGGATTTTTCCAACGATGCTGAAACCAGACTCATCCATTTAACTTCACTATGAGGAGGACATAATGGGTAAAGGCAGAACATATTCTGAAGGCATTTACCGAGATGTAAGGCGCCTCTGGTTTGGTGGAAAGAGGGGTTTAACTACACCTCCGTTAAATGGTCCGGCTCATCCGAACTCAGAAACAGAAAATCTGGTCTATGTGGAGAGATTCTATCCTAAAGGCCCGATTAAGATTGTGAGATTCGGCGCTATGACAGCTTCGACGCATGCTAAAGGCGAAGGTAAGATTTCGCTTTATCGTAATTCGTCAAGGTTGGCAGTAGCAGTTTGTTCGACTACAGCAAGTGAGTATACAATTGATTCCGTATTAGTGAACAAGATTTGCGCAGCTGGAAGCTATCTTAATATAATTGCTTCTACAAATGTTTGTTCAACTGGTTCGATTGCGTGCTTCATCGACTACATTCCTCAATATGATTCAACTATTGACTGGGATGAATCTCTCGATGGTAGAGCGAGCCAAACTGATGCATAGTAACAATGGGTGGGGGGGAGAAATCCCCCACCTTTCTTTTTAGGGGTTTTATGAAAATTATAATGATCACTAACCATGCCTGTATGCGTTGCCATAAGGAAGCGATTTGCCTGATGCATCGCAGCCATAAAGTCCATCTGATTACGAATAAACTAACGCAGTATTCCGATCTTTATGAGTCAATCATGGTTTATCAAGATATCCATCAGATGCGCAATGCAATCAAGATGCATGCTGATGCGAATATCTTCCATTGCCATAACGAACCGAGTTGGTTTGTTACGGTGGTCAAGGAGTTATTCCCAGATGCGAAGGTAGTTCTGGATGTGCATGATTCACTTCTATTAAGGCGTGAACATGATGAGGTGGAGAAGGCGAATGACCCAGAGATATTCAGGATATCAGCTGATGAACGTAACAATATCCAACTTGCCGATGGCCTGGTGTATGTCTGCAAACCGATGCAGGAGATAGTAGAAGAGGAGTTCTCCCCAGGAAAACCCAATATCGTATTACCCTCGGCATTGCCGAGGCAGTTTTACAGGATAGATTTTGTGCGCTGGGAGCAGGCATTGGTTTACGAAGGCAGGATAGATAACGACCGGGAGTTGGAGAAGCAGTGGGGGTTTTTCAAATATTCAAACTATATAGAGTTCGCCAAGAAGTGCAGGAAGCACAATATCCCATTCCATATTTATACGCCCAGAAAGAACGAAGAGGTCAGGAGCGACTATTCGCCCCATTGCGTGTTGCATGAACCTTTGGCCTATGACAAGTTCATTAAAGAAATGGGCAGGCATGATTGGGGTTTGGTGGGGAATTGTTTTCCTACTCCTGAATGGAAGTATGCGTTGCCGAACAAACTGTTTGAGTATATGGCGGCATGCTTACCGGTTATATGTTTTAATGCAGACGAGTCGTGGAATTTTATCAAGGATTACGGGATGGGTATCAAAGTGGATTCTTTTGAAGAGATTGCAG